TCTTTGCGATACCAAACTGAGTTGCTTGAGGCTTCATCTCGGTAAGCCTTGAAAATTGCCCTGTCGTAGTTCTCAGGTTTTCGCCAGCTTCGTAGTTGGTGAGGGGTGAAACCAGTAAGGTTTGACACCTCGGATACGCTTAGCATTTCGCCTAGTGCGGGGTCGTATTTGGTCATTTGTTCCTTTCCTGTCTAAGTAGTCTAAGGTATCTAAGGTAAACCTTAGTTTGCTTAGTCAGCTTAGACCATTTTCGGTTTTTAGTGAAATCCCGATTAGTAGCGAAAACAAGAACCGCTAAAAATCAGGGGTATTTTGGTATAAAAACTCTCTCCTATTGAAGTCCTTAAGAACACTACTTAGACTTAGTCAAGTTAGAAATCTAAGCTGACTAAGTCTAAGCAAGGTTATAGGGAACCCAGCTCAGATTCGTCATAAAGTTATCCACAACTAGCGTTTACGGCTGTGGATAACTTTGTCTATTCCGCATTTTGGGCAGAAAGCTAGGGCGGTGATGTTAGGGCTGTTCCACTCGCAAACTTGGCACCTCATACGCTCACCGCCTCTCCGTAGCTATCCCAGCAAGGCTCACATTGAAAGACATTAGAGCCTAAGCCTATTTCGGTCATTTCCTCGGTTGGGTGTTTATTGGCACAAATTGAACAGGTCATCATCGCAACCCCTCGTGTATTACGGATAGGGCGTTTCTGTCCCTTTCAAGGGTTGCCCTCTCTTTTTCGGATAGTTCGGGGTTGTCCCTAAGTTCCCTATCCATACGCCAAATAGCGTGTAGCAGGGCATTGTATTTGTCTTTCGCTGTTGCTGTTCTCATTTTTGTATCCTTTCGGTTGGTTGGTTGGTTAGGCATTTTCTAGTTCCTCGCTTTCTTGTTCCTTGTCAAGTCTTATTTCGGTGAAAATCGTCTGGTATTGGTTTTCATAATAGAAATACAAGTCCCAGCCCATTAGCCCAAAAATTGTGGTTTTCTCGGTTGTCGGGATTCCGTTTTCTTGCCAACTGTCGTTGAACTCGCTAGGCATTTCTTGCCAGTCCTTGATGATGTCGGAATAGTAAACAGGGCAAGCGGATTCCGCTAGTTCTGTTAGCAAGTCCTCAGGGTAGGGGCTGTCTTTTAGTTGTTCCCAATGGGTCAAGATGTCGCTTTTGATGTCGCTGTTGTCCATATACATTTTGTATCCTTTCGGTTGGTTGGGTGTTGCTGTTTCCATTGTTGCCTAGTGTTTAGGCGTGTCAAGCATTTAGAGCGTTTCGTTATCAAATCGTTATTCTTGGTCATCTGGCGGGGTTATGCCCCATTTGTTCACTTGGTAATCGGCGGTGTCCCAATCAAATCCAGACTGAACTAATGCGTCTGTTATTGCCTCATACCAACTTTCCGCAATTACAAACTGTTCGTATTTGACTTGAAAATCCTCACCGTCCCAAAAACTAACTTGAACCTCTAAACCTTGCGGGCGAGGGTTCACGCTTACTTGGTAGGTGCTGTTTTCTGTTGTGTAAATCATTTTCTTGCCTTTCGGTTAGTTATCGGTTGTTTAGCTAGCCAAGCCCGCCCCACATTACTCAAAAATTGAGAATCAACAGGGCTTGCTATGTCTAGCAGTAATGCGGTGCTAGCTAGGTGTTCATAGCTAACCCTGCCAACATTACCAACAGGGCACGCAACGCACCTTTCCAGCCGTCCCCAGTGGGCCCGCCAGCCCCGCAGATAGGGAAAGACCCCGCCAGCGGGGCTAGCGGGGTCTACGGGGCTTACAGGGCTGTTTAGGCTATAACCGCCAAGCCCGTTTGACTAGGTTGGCGTGCTTGCTCGTTGTTTTGCTGTGTTTGTAGGCTTCTGGGTAAACTCCGCCATTGTCAATAAATAGCGGTGTATCGGCAATAGCCACGCCATACGAACGCACCACATACAACAGGGCGTCGTTGTCCTCGATAGCCCCGCTGAGGTTGCCAGCGGTGAAAGGCGTGCGAAGTGCGATTGCGGTTTCTGCTTCTTTGAGGGTCATTTTTTGCTCCTATCGGTTCTGCCAGTTTGGCATTACGGCTAATCTACTAGGCACTACAGGCAACGCACCTTTCCAGCCGTCCCCTGTGGGCGGGGCATGTTTGTAGAGCCTTTTATCGTCATGCTCAGGACGCTTGGGGGAGCAAGTCTAGTAGGGGTTGCACTCCAAGCAAACATCGCTCTCGGTTTCTTCGTACTCATCATCGCTGATGAAGCCCTTGCACTGACTGCACTGATTCAGTGAGTCATCAAAGTAGCTGGCAGTGAAGTAGCCTTGTGGGCTGACATCGGTAGTGCCGTCAGTATTTTCGCTCCCGCAATCAGGGTGCAGGTAGAAGTACTGTAGTTCCCGCTTTTTAGCAGGGTCAAGTACTGTAGCTGGGATAGGCCAGCGGTCAATCACTTCAATCGGGTCAATATCTGCTGACTCGCAACATGAGTCGCAAGCTAGTTGTCCGTACTTCATCATTGTGGTGCTCCCTTCGGTTATGACTAGTCTATCTAACTAATCGTGCCTGCTGGGGACTCGAACCCCAGTGTCTGCCAGTCAGGCGGTGGTGCTTAGTAGCGGGACACGCTCGTGTCGCCAACTTCGATGTCTATGAACTCAGCGGTTGGGTGGCTCAGCTCAGGGTCATCGACTGCGATGTAGTTCTCAAGCTCACTAATGTCCTCACCCCTAGGCATCTTCACTGTTGCTCTCCAGTAGGTCGTGATAGTGATTTCGACTTCACGCTTGAGCTGTAGGTCAAGTAGGTCGGATAGTTCTTCCCAGAAGATTTCTTCTAGTTCTGAATCTTCCCAATCACCACGGTCAACACTGGCTTGAACATAGTCCCTTGCCTTGTTATACAGCTCGATGTACTTGTCTCGCTGGTTGGTCATCGTGGCTAGTTGCGCCTCGACAATAGCGACCTTGGTTTGTAGCTGGTCAATCGGTGATTCACTCATGATGCTCCCTTGTTTATTTTGCTTATCCCCCCTAGGGGGGGGGTGCCAGCGGTTGCTGACATGACCAAACTATCAGGCGATGTTGTGAGGATTTTTTCCAGCCGTCCCTGTATCTAGCAACCACCCTCTATACAAGCCTCACAAAACTATGTCTACTAGAAATGCATTGCAAACAAGGTATACTTACCAGCATGGCAAGAATTGCAGACCACCCACTTCGCATCGCTCGCTTGAAGGCAGGGCTATCTCAGCTTGAGTTAGCCAAGCGTGCAAGCGTACAGCGCAGCGCTGTCTCGGCCATAGAAGATGGCAGAACGAGACGGCCTACCGAGAGACTAATCGGTACCCTAGCTAATCACCTCGGCATGGCAGCCGAAGAACTCGACCAGGAGATAAAGACATGGTTAGACAAGCCATTGGCCCCAGACTTGAGACCCGCTGCGGAGAACTTAATGCTCATACCGCCATATACCTTGCAACAGTATTACCGCAGCTTTTCACAATGGCGTGCGGAGATTGCTCCGACCCAGACTGCGTTCGCCTCTATGCTTCGTATAAACCCAGCTATCGTGAGGGACTACGAGAATGGAAAATTGCAACGTATGCCAGACGGTCTATCAGGAAAGCTAATGGAAGCATTCAAGCTCAGTCCTGAATACCTAGTCGCACTGGAAGGATTGCCTCGTGGATGAGTTAGCAGATGCGCTAGACCTGTCAAAATTTGAGTCAAAACTTTACACATCCAAGCCAACTAAAGAACAGGCGATATTTGAGAAAGTTCTGACCGCTGCGATTGCTGCTGATAGGCAGGGCATGTTCTTGGAGACCCAGGTTATCTTGGACCAGGATGCAGGGCTTACTAAAGAGCAGGTAGAGCTGGTATGGCCTACATCGAAGTTCCAGAAATCCCTAGATGACCGTGGCATCAAAACCACGTCAAATCCCAACCTAACCTTGCGACAAGAGACATTCCTGCAGGCTTATCTAAACCCGCTGAATTTGCTTACTCCGCAGGTGCTGGCTAAGCGCATGAAGATTAGCCTGACAGAGCTAGATGGTTGGATGAGGCAGAAGGAGTTTGCGAGCGCATTTGCTGCCAAGGCTGAGGAAAACCTAAAGAAGTTTATCCCGATGGCTGACCAAGCATTAGGGCAGTTAGTGCAAAACGGCGATATGAAGGCCATTACCTTCGTGAATCAGCTAACTGGACGATACGACCCGAATGCCAGAGTAAACCTAGATGTGCCATCGTTGCTTATGCAAGTGCAAGATATTATTCTGCGACATGTAAAAGACCCTATTACCAAGCGAAACATCGCTAGGGAACTGATTGCGCTAGCTAACGGTCAGAGTCATTTATCCACTATCCCAGAGCCTGATGATGCTACAATAGAGGTCGAGGCTACCGTAATCTCCGAACAATAGGATTAAATCATGGCGTCCACTACAACACCACTCATTGGGCTATTCAAGGCTACTCCTGGCACCAACGAGCCGTTTAGAACAGCTGACATCAATAACAACTGGGATATCCTAGACTCGTTTATTGTCAACTATGAAGCTCGCTTCGAAGAACTTGAATCAGGGGCTGATGCAGCTGTCACTGCAACTAACTCAGCATTAGCTACATTTGAAGTAGAGTCGGCTGAGGCTATA